TTTGCGGCAGGAAGAAACGACAAGAAAAAACGATAAGAAAAAAGAAAGATGACGGTATCTGCCGTCGGGAAAGGAAATCTATATGAAGAAAAGAGAAGTTAAATTAAATCTGTTCGATGTACAGACAACAGGACAGGCAAGTCTGTCCGCCGAGATGAAAACGTTCTATGAGAACACGCTGATAGATATGGCAGAGCCTAAGCTGGTGCATGACCGCTTTGCAGACAAGTATCCGATACCCAAGAATAACGGCAAGACGATAGAACTGAGAAAGTACAGCTCGCTTGCAAAGGCGACAACGCCGCTTGTCGAGGGTGTTACACCTGCAGGAAATATGCTGTCGGTAACAGCTAAGACGGCAACGGTGAATCAGTACGGCGACTATATCAAGCTGTCGGATATGCTGGAGCTTACCGCAATCGACAACAATGTAGTGCAGTCAACAAAGCTGCTCGGCAGTCAGTCGGGAAGAACGCTTGACACGATAACAAGAGAGATAGTTAACGCAGGAACGAATGTTATATATGCCTGCGGCAAGGACGGGGGCGAGGTGCTGTCAAGAGATGAGCTCGGCAAGGACTGCGTTTTATCGGTGGATACGGTATTCCGTGCCGCCGCACAGCTTGAGAGCATGAATGCAGACGGAATAGACGGGGAGAGCTATGTTGCGATAATACACCCTTATGCCGCATATGACCTTATGAGAAGTGCGGAGTGGGTCGATGTGCATAAGTATGCCGACCCTGAAAGCATATTCAAGGGGGAGATAGGCTCGCTCGGCAATGTGAGATTTGTAAAAAGCACGGAGGCGAAGATATTTGCCGATGAAAGCTGTCCGCAGTTCTATCAGCTGACCTCCGACGCAAATTTCCTTGAGGGAAAGGACTATTATACAAAGTCGGGCGACAGCTATCAGAAGGCAAGCGTTACGGCAGGC